AGACCACGCCGAAATACTCTTCATTGCCGTACAGACCCCGAATTCGCCTCAGTGTGAGGGTATAACGCCCTATCCTGTTCTCGAGGACTTCGACTATACCTTTCTTACGAGAGCCTGGTACGACGTCCAGGAGCGCGTGACTAAGCCTACACGGGTGGCGATCATATCGACCGTCCTCCCCGGAACGTGTAAGACGCTGCTGAACGACAACCCACACATCAGTTTCGCCTACAACCCGTACTTTATTGCGATGGGCACTGTGATGCGGGACTTCTTCCACCCCGAGTTCATTCTGAACGGCGGTGTGGACCTGAGCGACTTCTACAAGACCATCACTAATGCGCCGGTCATCAGGATGAGTATCGAATCAGCAGAACTCACGAAAGTGGCCTACAACACGTTCATCGGCATGAAGATCGCATTTGGTAATCTCTTAGGTGAGATCTGCCACAAGTCGGGAGCGGACGTGGACGATGTCACGGAAGCCCTTTCAAGAGCGAACATGCGGCTCATCAGTCCTAAATACCTCACCGCAGGTATGGGTGACGGTGGCGCCTGTCATCCACGGGATAATATCGCTCTGAGCTGGTACGCCCAGCAGAACGACTTACACCACGACCTGTTCGGTGACATCATGCGCTGCCGTGAGGGCCATGCGAAATGGTTATCCAACATGCTCAAAAAAGAGGCCGAGGAGCGCGGCATACCGACCATGATTCTTGGTTTGGACTTCAAGCCCGAAACGAACATCAAGACAGGCTCACACGCCCTTCTGGTCGCTTCTTTCAGGAGCGCTGCCTTGTGTGTGGACCACTACACTACTGACAAGCCGTTCGCGATTCTGATCGGCTGTAAGAACCCCAACTACGCCAAGCTCAAATTCGTGCAGGGCAGTGTGGTTATCGATCCTTTCCGTTATATCCCTCAACAGGAGGGCGTGCATGTTATTCAAATCGGCAGAGCGCCGGAAGTTCTGGGACGAGCATCATCTGATGAAATGCCAGGGCAAGACACACACCGATTTTCTGGATAAGCATCTGTATCTGTTCAAGGACAAGGATGTGCTGGAAATAGGGCCGGGTGAGGGCCGTCAGATGAAGAAGATCGAAAAATACAAAACCTACACGGTGGCTGATATCTCACCGGCAGTTATCGAGCGTCACGGCGGATATTTGATGAAGAACTACAATGATGACATGAAAAAGACATTCGACATTATCCATTTCTGGTTTGTCGTCCATCATGTTCGGCGTAAAGAGGTGAAAGAATTCTTCGCTTTCGTAAACCGCCACTTGAGAGAAGACGGCATGGTCATGTTTAACTACCCCGTGAACTGGGGCAAGAAAGATGATGGCATGAGCACAACCAAACATGATCTTAAATTCAACTACACCGAAATAGAACCGTACAAGAATGGTAAGGCTGTTTTGATTGGGGGTCCCGTATGTTTCAATGTGTGACTCTTCAGGTAGGTGACAAGTACAGTGATCACTATGTACACGCGCTGCGTCGATCGTTACAGGCGTTTGGACATGACCTTGTTGTGCTCGGCGCCGAGCATCCATTACCTGACGTGCCGCTGGAGGGCTGGTGGTGGAAAACCTATCTGTTCAGCAAGGATCTCCAGGAAGAACTCGGCCCCATGCTGTGGCTTGATCTTGATACCGTACTCATTAGCGATATCGACTGGATCGAGGTAGACAAGTTCATGTGTCTCAGGAGCGCGTGGCATCCCGACGAGTGGGGCTCCGGTGTGATGACCATCCCCGTAGGCACAGGTAATAAGCTCTGGGAGCTGACCGAGGAACACCCCGGACTTGCTATGAGATATCAAGCAGGGGGCATTCGTTTCGGTGACCAGGGCCTGATTCGCGGCGCTTATGATCAGGGCATGATCAAGGCCGAGTCGGTCCACGACGCGATGTTACAACGCAGGTGGCCGGGAAAGCTGGCGAGCTACAAGAATGATATTGTCGAGAGAGAGATCGACCCGCTGACACGATCAATTATTTTTTTCCACGGGGTTCCTCGCCCGCATGAGGTTTACGAGCCCTGGATGAACGACTGGCATAAGGAGGAACTATGCTTAGAATCTTCATAGGAACGGATCGAAGGCAGCCGGTTGCTGCCAGTGTGTTGCAATCATCCCTTTATGAGACCAGTTCGGTACCGCTCGCGATTACTCAACTCAGGTTGCCGTCGCTGCCCTGTACCCGTAAGGGCACGACAGAATTCACCTATTCACGTTTTCTCGTTCCTTACCTGTCCGACTATGAAGGCTGGTCATTGTTTCTAGACGCTGACATGGTTGTTCAGGCGGATATCAAGGAACTATTCGACTTACGGGACAAGAACTTCGATGTGATGCTGGTCAAGAACAAACAGCGCTTCGAGTGGGCTTCTTTGATGTTGTTCAACAACGAGAAGTGTAAGGATCTGAACCCGGAGAGCATTGCAGAAGGCGAGCCAGCGATGTTCGACTGGACCGGTAAGGTCGGGGAACTCCCGGCAGAATGGAACCATCTGATTGGGTATGATGAGCCCAAAGCGGCGAAGTTGATCCATTACACCCTTGGTATTCCTATGTTTCCCGAGTGTGTCGGGGCCGGTGGAGAGCCCGAATGGTTCGCAGCCTATCACCAGATGCTGCAGAATCCGTCCTGGCTTGAGTTGATGGGCCAGAGCCGACACGCTCCTCTCATCCTTGACGAGATCAAACACCGATGGCAGACCTTTCAGAACTCATCAATGTCCTAGAGCAGCAGAACACCTGGGAGCGAGAACACAAGCTCACGGCCTTCAAGCCGTATGACTATCAGCACGAATTCTATGGTGCTCACGGTTACGATACCGACAAGTTAGCGGACCAGCGCTGCCTGCTGGCGGCAAATCAAATTGGAAAATGCAACTCTGTTAGCACCAAGATAGATACTAACAGGGGTCGCAAGAAATTACGACAGATTTGGGGGAAGCCTGGTATCTGGGTGCTTTCATATTCTGGCGGTTCTCAGGTGTTTATGCCTGTAACTCGTTGGGTCAGAAAGCCCGCAGAAGAATGCTTCCGTTTTGTGATGTCGGATGGACAGTGGTTTGAGTCACCGAGAGGCCATCATGTTCTTACTTCTTCTGGCTGGAGCGAAGTCGGGCAGATTTTACAATGCCTGCCGCAATCCGTTTTTTGCCGTCCTCAGTCCAGTTCGGTATTTTCCTGGTTAGCTCATGTTTTAGATGGTCGCCGTTTGTGCGGAACAGCACGAGGTTGGATAAATCGTTGTTTAACGGATCGCCGTCTATGTGGTGGACAACTTCTTTCCGGGTCAGATGGCGTCCAAGTTTTTGCTCCATCACTAACCGGTGCTCGGCCACATAACGACCGTTTATCGCGTTGGGGTGTTCTGGCATATAGATCAGTCGATAGCCTTTACGGATGGTTACACCGCCTTTCCAGTCGGGGTGTCTCTCACCACTTTTGGGGCCTGTCCGGGCCTTCTTCAGACCAAGCGCATACAGCTTCCGTTGGACCGTTGTACGGTTACAGCCCAGAACTTCCGCCATTTCTGCGTGAGTCAAATCCTGCGCGTGCATATCGCGAAGCAACTTCTCATCGAAATGAAGGGCCTTCGGCATCGGTTGATCCCTGCTTAGATATAAATAAGATTGTATCAGTTTATTCGGTTGGGCGACATACTCTTTACGATTTGGAAGTTACTGGCACGCACTGTTATTTCGCGGCGGGTGTTTTACATCACAACACCCTGTGTGAGGCGGTCGAGGTCGCCTTTCACGCCACCGGCCTCTACAGCCTGTACAAAGGCCCCAACGGCGAACCCTGGCCCGGACACCGCTTTGCCGGCCAGCATTTCAAAGATGCAATCATTCAGGTGGGGTCCACCACGGATACGACAGTCCGCGACCGTTGCCAGGCGGACCTTTGTGGTGATCCCGAAGACCCCGAATCCTTGGGTACCGGCTGGATACCGAAAGACCTGATCGTGGGCAAGCCGACCCGGAAACCGGGCATTCCCAACGCTTTTGACTCAATAACTGTGAAGCACGTCGCAGGAATCAACGTCACGATCCGATTCCGCTCTTATGAGCAGGGGCCTAAGAAGCACATGGGTTCCAGAATCCGTTACGGCTGGTGCGACGAGGAGCCGCCACAGGACATCTGGTCACAGTACATTCGAGGCACCATTGCTACTTCAGGGACTCTGGCGATCACCATGACGCCCGAGGAAGGGCTCACCCAGATCGTCTACGGCTTCCTGAATGACTTGAGGTCAGGGCAGGCCCTGGTGCGCGCTACCTGGGACGATGCGCCCCATATGACGCCGGAGATGCAGGAATCCAAGATATTGCAGATCCCCGAGAACGAGCGCCGTATGCGCCGTCTGGGCGTGCCCACGATTGGTTCGGGCCTGATCTTCCCGGTTACGGAAGAACAACTGGTCATGGACCCCATCGAGATCCCCGATTACTGGCCCCGTATCTGCGGGGTGGATTTCGGCTCAGATCACCCGTTCGCGGCTGTCTGGTGGGCTTTCGACCGTGAAACCCAGACCGCCTACCTGTATGACTGCTATCGGGAGAGAAAGGCGCTGATATCGACCCAATCGGCCGCCATCAAGGCCCGTGGCGACTGGATTCCCGTTGCCTGGCCTCATGACGGCATGGTTCAGGACAAGCAGTCAGGACGTCCATTGGCCGATATCTACCGCGATCACGGGCTTTTCATGCTGCCGGTAATGTTCTCTAATCCGCCCCTGCCGGGTCAGAAGGAAGGTTCCGGCGGCCCCGGTGTTGAGGTAGGATTGCTGAATATGCACGAAGCGATGGAAGAAGGTCGCATCAAAGTGTTCTCGACGTGCAAGGAATGGCTGGAAGAACGGCGCACCTATCACAGGGACCAGACCGGTAAGATCGTCAAGAAATACGACGACTGCATGTCAGCATCCCGCTACGGTTATCAGATGAGTCGCTTTGCGATGACCAAATCCCGACCCCAGGTTAGAAAACGGGCCGCCTCAGGCCTGAGGAACTGGTAATGGCTACTACACGGATCATGACCAAGGACATCGACTCGGTAATCGAGTTCATCAACAACGAGCACGAACGCCGCAAACGGCTGTCCTTCCGCAAAAAGCACGAAAAGGTCTGGCACGAAGTAGACCGGCAGATCCAGATGGAGCCGCCGGGAACCGCCAACCTGTCGGGGAGCAAGGATGAGGACTGGCACTCTGCCGTCCAGTTGGGCGAGCTCGCAGACGCTTCAGAGATCCTAGCCGCAGACGTGATGAGACTGGCCTTTCCTACCGACCGGAAATGGTTTTCCCCGCACATCGATATGTCGAAAGAGGTTGACGGCGAGATTGATACCCGGCTCCAGCGTGAGGCTGACGGGGTGCTCAGAAACCTGATGGTTCAGCAGCATTTCGATTTCGGTCTTAGAGATCGGGTCAAACTGTCGGTGAAAGAGGCCTTACACCACGGTGGCATGGTCGCCGAGGTGGAATGGCAGACGATGGCCAAGTTCCACGATGGCTCCAAGGTCGAAACCCTGTCGGCTCCTGTCTGGATACCTCACTCGATGTGGAACTGCTACCCGGATTCCTCACCGTCGGTGGTGGGAACGGATCTGTTCTATCGAGGAACCATGATCATCAAGCGCATGGTCACGCAGGAAGCGTTCCAGAAGGGTGATTATCTCAACAAGGACAAGGTTCTGCGTCAGGTCAGCGAGGGTGACGATATTGAGCTGCTGTACTACTACGGCAACCTGTTCCTGCCCCGAAAGAAGAAAGACGGCCTGTTCCTACCTAACAGAAAGACCGCGATCGCAAAGAACGTGCTGGTGCTCTCGGAGATCAACGAAACCGCCTACATGCCCATCATCTACACGGGCTACGAGAAAGACGACCCCCGAGATCCGTACTACACCTCACCCATCGTCAAACGGTCGCCGATGCACATACTGGCCACTCATATGGCCAACAAGTTCGCTGATGGCGTTGACCTGCGGACCTATCCGCCGATTGCCTACAACAACCTAGACAACCGGTTCGCGGCGACAGACGGTCCAGAAATCGCGCCCAACGCGAAGTTTCCCACGATCGGAGATGCGGCAATCAAGGAAATCGTGGTCGGTGACCCCTCATGGGCACAGCAGGGTATGGCAATGGCGATTGCATCCGTGCGCGAGGGTACGGGCGTAGACAGCGTCAGAAAGGGCGTTACGTCCGGTACAGAGCAGACAGCGACCGAGGTGGTCAAGTCGGACCAGAAGTCCGAAATACGGGTGGTCGACTTTGTCGGCACCCTGGAACGCCAGGGGTTGAGTTCCTACCTTTACATGCAGAATGACCTGAATAAGCTGAAGCTGGAGTCTTACCCCTTCTACAACAACGAGATCCACACCCCTGATTTCATGCGAGTCAACAAATCAGACATTCCTAAGGCGGTACGGTTTGAGGTGACGGGATCTCGACAGTTACTGGGTGAGGAGCAGAGAACAGCCCGGTTCATCAACACGAACCAGTTGGTTGCCGGCAACCCGATGACCGCGCCGATGGTGGACTGGACCGAGGTCACCCGGCAGATGTACGAGGACACGGGCGTCAAAGATCCCGAACGGTTCCTGGTTAGCGGTGAGCTCGTAGATCCTCAAGTCGAGCAGTTGAGCCAGCAATTGCAGGCCATGCAACAGGAGGCTTCGCAGACCATCAGTGATCTGGAGCAGAAGCTGGCGAAGTCCCAGTTGAGCGGTGAGGCGTGGCAGGTAGAGATCCAGACCCAGCAGGGCAAGGTTTCTGCGCGAGATCAGGAAATTCGCTTAATGAAGGCGGAAAAGCGCTCTCTGGACGAAATCGAGCGCGAAAAGGACGCCGTCGAGCAGGAAAAGAGGGAGACAGAACAACTTATAGTCGAAGCGAGGGCCGAATTGACGGACACAATGTCCCAACAGCAGCCTCTGTTGGAGGAAAAGAGTCAAAAATCTGACGAAAAAGGGCCTCCGGCACAGATTATCAATTTGAATACTGCCGCATCAAAACGTATAAGGGTCCAGCGTGATGGTGCCGGTGGTTTCACGGCAACCTCGGAGGTGATCGATGAATCCGATCCACCTGAAGCAACTTAAGGAGTCGCCCGACTGGACTCCGGTGCGGAAGGATCTGATTGAGACAACACCGCCCGAAGTGAGATGGACTCCTTCAATGCGCGATGATGACTGGAAATTTCAGTCGGCGCTGAGACAGGGGTATTTACTGGCACTGTTACAACTGGGAATCAACTATGAGTGATCCGACACCTACCCTTGACGATGTATATGAAAAGTACAAAGTCGGGGATCAGAGGCAACCTGAACAAAGCGCCCCGCAGCCAACGGCTACGTCGCCAGAGTCAGATTTGACTCAACAGCTCGCTGCATTAACCAAGGATGTATCAGCCATCCGTGCCGATAATGAGCAGTTACGCACTGACTCAGCGAAAGCGCAGGAAAAGGCCGATCTCCAGAACGTGCTGGAAAAACTGTCAGCGAAATTAGAGGGTGTCAACAGCAAGCACATAAAGTATGCACTTGCTGAGCGCTATGAGGATGACGACAAGTTCAGACAGGTATGGAGCGACCGCGCAAATAATCCGGAAGCTTTCAATGCCGCATTGGATGCACTTGTGCCGATTCTTCAGCAGGACATGGCCGTAAAGGCTGACCCTAAGATTGCTGCCGACCAGCGCGCTTTTGATAATGCACTGCAAAGTGCGGACGCGCCTGGGCCAGGCAGTGAATCGGACGATGAAACGCATCGGTTGATGAAGTTGAACGAATCCGATTTCAATGCAGAATGGCAGAAAATGGTCAGGTAGTATCCGTACGAGGGTACTTAATTGGCAACAACTACAACCCTAGGTTCGCATGTAACAGCACCGGTCAATTTCGTGCTGATGCGTGGGTTGTTGTCTGCGGCTCGCAGGACTTTCCCTTACTTCAACGGCACCCTTCCGGGGTCGCTCGAGGAACAGGGCGGGTCCATGTCGGTCAAATGGCGCCGGATCGAAAATCTGGTGCCGGCTACCACGGCTCTTGGCGAAGTAACCGCCTCCAGCTTTGGTATGGGTCGCACGGCAGCAGCGCCTACAATCACTGATCTGACTGTCGCTATTGCGAAGTACGGTAACTACATGCACGTCGCCGAAGAGGTTGACCTGTTTAATGTAAATTCCCGCTCCGCTCAGTTGATGGACACGCTCGGTGAAAACGCCGGCCATACGCTGAACGCACTTCAGCGCGATGTGCTGGGAACTCAAACCACTGGCCGCTGGGCTGATGGTGTAGCGGCAACGACGCTCATGGTTGACAACCTTGACGTGAACGATGTTCGTTATGCGGTCAACCAGTTGAATCGTCAGGCAGCCATGAAGTTCTTCCCCCAGGGGACGGGCTCCACGAATGTCGGTACATTGACGATTCGGTCATCTTACTTTGGCATCTGTCATTCAGACGTCGAGGAAGATCTCCGCCAGGAAACAGGCTTTGTCGCCGTCGAGCAATATGCCGGCTACACCGAGACCTTTATCGAGGAGTTCGGTGCGTTGGGTGGGGTCCGGTTTGCATCAACGCAGATCGCTCCCGTAGCAACCAGCGGTGGTACGACCACGGCAACCGGTATGCGAGGCGCTTCCGACATCCTGAACGACACCTACAAGACGTTTATCTATGGCCGTGAGGCTGTGGGTACGATCAGTCTTGGGGATCAACACTCTACGGCAATCTACAAAGGTTTCGACCAGGTTCCCGCAGTTGTTCCGATCTTCAAGGCAGTCGGTTCTGCCGGCGCAGGTGACCCGTTCAACGAGGTTGGGTCAATCGCCTGGAAGGCTTGGTATGCAGGTAAGATTCTGAACGATAACTGGCTTATCGTTGTTGAATCCCTTGCGACAGACCTTGCGTAAGGCAATCGGGGGGCCTCAATCGGGGCCCCCTAACTTTCTACAGAGGCAATCATGCACGCAAAAATTGAAGTGACGATTAAATTTGATGGTGACAAGGGCAAAGGCCACAAGATGGTCATCAATGTCCCCAACGTTCAATCCAAGTGGTTGCGCAAGGATGTGCGTAACATGGACAAGTGGCAGGCGCTGATGTTTGACAGCGTTCGGACAGAGTTTCCGCGCACGACATGAACTTTCTTCAAGGTGTCCAGCGCATTCTCCGGCTGGAGGGGATCATTCGTGGTGACGATGACGCACCCACGTCATTTGACGATACCCAACACGCCGCAACAGTACAGTTAGCGATTCTTGCGGTACAGGAAGAACTGACCCATCTCACCGCAAACGAGATGATCCCGTATGAATCAGATACCAACACCATCGTTTCAGTGGCGGGTACTCGTACATATGCCCTGCAGACCGATTTCATCGGGTTCGATGATGCACCGCCGTTCCTCGTTCGTGAAGATGGCTCGAGCAATGCTACAACGACGTTGCTGCCGCCATACCAGGGTGGGGAAAGCCAACTGCGCAAGGATTTCCCACAGTATCGTGAGCAGCAGGGCAATCCTACGCATTTTTACTTAGGTACCGGCACGACCAAGAACATCGGGCTCTACATGGTGCCGAGTGAAGCGATCACCTACCGGTACTACTACCAGAAGTCTGTACGGGTAACGATAGTGTCCGACACGCTGCCGTTTGTTGCCGAGGAAGAGGCGGAAACATTCATTAAAATTGCGGCACGTCGATTCAAGTACATGCACGCAACTACGGATGTTCAGCAGGCGCTGTTCCCTAACGGGCTGGAGCGCGATCAGATCATCATGAGCACCCGTGCGGTCTTGATGAATCTTCTCGGTGGGATCAAGAAACCCCGCAAATACGGTCGCAAGTTCGGCGTTCCTGTGGCTCAGGATGGCTGGTAAGTGGCCGATATCTTCTTTGGCGGTGGGCTGAACGAGCAGGACGAGTTCAACGTTTCTCTGGACGAATGCACGGCGGGGCAGAACTTCCGCCTGCACACGACCGCCAAGCAGTTCCGTCCCCGATCGCCGCAGGACCTGGTAGGTACTGTAACGACGAATGCCGGTGAGATCACCGGTCTGATGCAGTTGATCAAGCGTGACGATACCCAGACCCAGTTGATCGTGTCTGATGAGATCGTCTACTCGTGGGATCTGGCCTCTTCCCTGACGTCTGTCGGTACCGTAGTCACAGACTCCCGTTTGCGTGCCGTCCCGTGGCTGCTGGACGAAGTCCTGGTCATCACAGATATCGACCTGCAGAACCCGCTGGCGAAGTGGGACGGCACCTCCTGGTCCCGGCTGAAGCAGACCATTACGGGGACTGCGACCGTCAGTGTGAACGCACTCACCCAGGCTGCCGGAACCGCGACTATGACGGCCACCGCGCACGGGTACTCGAGCGACGATCTGGTGACCATAGTCGGAGCGACCCCCGATGCTTACAACGGCGAAAAACAGATCACGGTTACCGGCGCAGACACAGCGACGTTTTCTATTGCAAGTGGCACGAGCTCGCCGGCTACGGGCACAATCACGGCGTTTGTTGGTCCAGATATCAGAGCCAAGTACGCGATCGAGCATAACGGCAGGATCTGGTTGTTCAACATCCAGGTGGACGGTACCAACACGCCCCACATGATTCTGGCCTCCGGGTTCGAAGATGCCGAGAACTACGACACGGCTACTCGGGCTAAAGCGGGTGGGATAACCTCCAGTGCTCCGTTCTTCCAGTTCATCAACGACCTGCGCCCCATAAACGGGGTCGCACAGATATTCGATACGATCGTGTGCTCGACCGAGAACGGGCGCCTGTTCCGTCTGGTCGGCAACGACGCGCTCGAATATGACTGGCTGGAGTTCTACCCCGGTTCTGCGGCGGTAGGTGATGAGTCGTTCGTGAACGTCGGCAACGATATCCAGTACATGAAGGTCGGTGGCGAGATCGAGTCGATGAGTTCAACCGAGAAGTTCGGTGACATCACGGCTGACGATCTGTCCCGGTGGATTCCGACACAGACAGCAGATATTACTGCCGCCCTGTGCGTGTACGACCAGGACCAGCAACTGGTCTACTATTTTATTTCGGGCAAGGTTCTCGTGTACGACAAGCGCATTGCTACACGGACCCAGCTAAGCCCGTGGAGCGTCTACAAGACGCTGATGGCAAATGCCTTCAACACCAAGGCAGCGGCCTATATACGTCGCACTGACGGTACCTGGACCGTCATGTGGGGCGATTCTCTGGGCTTTGTCTATGACATGAACGGAACTGGGGCATTGGGCGATTCCGGGGATGAAACTCCAATAGTTGTAACGCGCACCCTGCGGCGCGTCAATGAACTGAACAGCCACAATGAGAACACGTTCGGGCGGGTCGAATACAAGAGAAAGGGAGAGCTTTCGCTTGACATGGCCTTCCGTTGGGCCGAGGAATACCACGACTTTACTTCGTCGGTGCTGCTGAAGGGACCGCTTGTTTCAGAGTCTCCGCCGGTTTATTGCATTGGACCGACCTGTCCTGGTGGTGATTTTTATTTTGCTGGTGATTTCTATTTCAATGCTGGTGATATTGAATCGCAAAGAATATCTAGCGCCGGGTTCCAGCCTGTCGGCAAGGCACCGGCCTTCACGCTTACGATGACGCTAACCAGCATCATAAACTTCCAGATCAACAAGTTGACCCTCAATGAATAGCTCAAGACGCAATCGGGAACGCCTGTTTGGCGGTGTGTACCCAAAGATTCGGCTGGCTAATCCAGACGATCTGGCGCTGTATTTCTACGCCTATCGGGTGCAGACAGGGAAAGACCCTGGCGAGAAGTACCGTAAGTTTGTCACAAAAGAGTTGTCCTGCTATGACCATATACGGGTAGTCGAGGACATCAAC